TGGTCATATCGAAAGTCTTGACCCTGATTTTGTTAACGCGTATCGCAATGCAGACAAAGCATACTTAGAGCGTGTTGGTCTTCCGTTTAGTGCTGAGACAATTAAGTCAGTTGACCGCAAAAAGTTTGTTGAACAGATTGCGCCAGCGTTGATTGGCAACCGCACTAACGTCGATGACTTCTTACGCGTGACGGGTGCTGAAGGACAACAACTTGCTAAAGACGCGTTCTACGACAGCTTTACTAAGTCAGCGCTAAAGAATGACGTTATTGATCCAAAAGCCGCTAATCAATGGCTGCAAAAGAACAGCCCAAAGATGTCGGCTATACCTGGCCTTGAAGATGAATTGCGCGCATCGGTTAATAACGTGCAAGCACTGCGCGCACAACAGGCTAGATTAGATGGCGAGTTTCGTCGCGTGGCAGGGCAACAGATTTTGGGTAAAGAAGGTATTAGCGACCCAACTGACTTGGTTAGAAAAATGTACGGTAGCGTGGACTTTACTAATAAGTTCATGCGTCAGTATGGCGCCAACAAAGACGCCGTTAACGCTGCGCGTGCGTATATGTTGGATGATATTGTGGCCAAAGGCGGTAATGCTGTTGATTTCTTAAACGGTCGCGATAACGCCGCTATATTTAACCGCGTGTTTGGCCCAGGCTATTCTAAGAAAGTATCTGATTTTGCGGCGGTGTCTGAGCGTTTAAATAAAGACTTAACGCAAGTAGCCTTCCGTCCTGAGACAGTGCCAAAGACGCCGGTTGAGCAAGCTACAGGCGTGCCTTTAGAGCAAATTATTTCGCGTTTCTTTAACCCAGTATCTGGCGCTAGATACGCCGTTACATCTTTGTTTAGTAAGTATTGGGCTAATCAAGCGGCTAAACAAACTGAAACAAAACTTAAAGAGTTACTACTAAACCCAACCGATTTTGTAAAAGTAGCTAAAGCAGTTGCGCCTCGCGCTGAAGGAATTAACGCAGAGCAAATTAAAGACTTGTTAGCTGTAGGTAAAAAGTACGGAATCAATTGGGTACAAGACGCCGCAAACGATGCAAGAACGGGTGCTTTACGTGGCGCAAGAGCCGGTATGCAAGAGCCAGTTCAAATGCCGCAACCAGAAATGATTACCGAAGACGTAGAGGAATAAATGCCCTTCGCGCTGATCGCAGCGGCTAATGCTGCAATTTCAGCCGCAAAGGCCGGATGTAAACTTTACAAAGATATTAAAAATGCAGCCGGAGACGTAAAAGAAGTATTGGATGATCTGAAATCGCAGTTTAGTAAGATTCAGAATCCAACGAATGAGCAAAAGATTCAGTTTAATGAAGAAGTACAAAAGGTTCAAAAGATAGCAAAGACTGATCCGAATGACGCGCTGGGTGACATAGGCGAACATTTGGGTAAGTTCTTAGATGCGTTTGATACGATTGAAAAACTCTTTTTGCAGGAAGAACGTGACTCAAAAAAAGTATACAAGGGGGAAGAATCAGTTGGGCGGCGCGCTTTACGTCGCGTATTAATACGTACCAGGTTATCCGCACTGTACGCAGAAATACGAACAGAAATGACGTTTAATGCGCCGCCTGAATTGGGCGATTTGTTCACTAGATTTGAGAAAATGTGGGAGCAAATTCAAGAAGAACAGCGAATAGCTAACGCAGATGAACTGCGTCTTTTACAAGCGGCAGCCGCTAAACGTCGGCGCATGATAAGGCGACTCAAGGAAAATGCGACATGGTTTGGCGCGGTTCTGTTCGTAACGATATGGCTAATAAGCGTCCTGATAATGATAAAGATGAGCAAGACAACATCCCTTGGGTACTATTGATATGTCTAGTGTCAATGGTGCTTATGATGTGCGTTGCTTTACCGTTAATCGGCTTGGCGATTATGGACGCCAACAACGCAACAAATGCGGCGATTATTGAAGTCGATAGGATGCGCAGAATACGCAAATTGATGATGCGTGAATTAGAGGAAAAAAATGCTAACCCTGAACCAATTGAAACAATTACTACCAAAGAATAAATATGTCGAACATTGGCATCATGCTCTTAATCAATTGCTTCCTGACTATGACATTAATACCGCTGCTCGTATTGCTGCTTTTATAGCGCAGTGCAGTCATGAATCCGGTGGGTTTACGACTCTCAAAGAAAACCTAAATTACAAACCACAATCTTTACGCAGACTTTTTTCTAAATACTTCCCTGATGACGCTATTGCTAACCAGTATTGTGCGCGGCCTAACAAGCAAGAGGCTATCGCAAACCGTATTTACGCTAACCGCATGGGCAATGGTGATGAATCTAGCGGTGATGGTTATCGCTTTTGTGGCCGTGGGCTTATCCAACTTACTGGTAGGTCAAACTATCAATCCTTTGCCGATTCTATTGAAGTGGATGGCCGCCCATTAAAAATTGACGAAGTGCCAGAATACTTGGCCACGTTTGAGGGCGCAGCCCAAAGTGCTTGCTGGTTTTGGGAGACTAACAATTTAAATCAGTGGGCCGATAAAGGCGACATTCTTACATTAACTAAGCGAATCAACGGAGGCACAATTGGACTCGAAGATCGTAAGAAGCATTATGAACATGCTCTTCATGTGCTTGGCGCTTAGTGCGTGTGAAGAAAGGTACAGGTATCCTTGCCAAAATCCTATTAACTGGGATACGCAAGAATGTAAAAAACCTTTTTGTAGCGCTAATGGTACTTGTCCAGAAGATTTGCAGCACTACGAAAAAAACAAACTTAACAATCCTACTCAACCTCAAGCGCAACAAACTCCACCTAAAGGAGATTGCAAATGATTAAACAGTTATGGTCAGAAGAAAAGTACACTACCGAAGAACTAAACGCTCGGTTAAAGTTTTTCATCGGTATCATTCTCGGTCTGACTTTATTCGGTATCGTATTTGTTGTGCTGTTTAGCTTAATTTTTGTGACTCAACCGATGAATGGAATTTCTCCGGTCGATAACAAATTTTTTGAGCTTATTATTCCGGTAGCAACATTTTTAACTGGCACATTATCAGGGATTATGTTGGCTGGCGACGATAAAGATTTGAGATATAAAGCGCTGGAATCAGCCAATAAACCATATAGTCCACCTCCAACGCCGCCAAGCGCACCGACACCAGTGGCCAAGCGTGTTGAACCAACGATTGAGCCAGTAGCAGCCGCTGCACCTGTAGTTTTAGGATTTAATGGCAAGCCAGCCCCACCACCAGCACCACAACCGGAGATCGAATAATGCGCAACCTTTTTATTATGATGTTATTTGTTCCACTTATTGCGTTTGCCGGTGGTGAGATGAAGAAAGTCTGCCACGACGAAAAAGGCAAACAGGTCTGCAAAACGGTTAAGGTTCATAAAAAGCTAGAAGGCACGAAAGTACCGCCAAAGTGAATCCGTGGATGATTGTCGGTGTGCTGCTGGCCGTGTCTGGCGCCTATGGCGCTGGGCATTGGCGCGGTGATTCGGCTGGCCAGGCGTATGTGCGCCAGCTATGGGATCAAGAGAAAGCCAAACAAATGGCTGAGTATGCCGAGAACATGCGTTTAGCCAGAGAGAAAGAGCAAGCGCTACAGCAGGGCGCAGACAAACTTCGAGAGGAAAAAGATCGTGAAATCCGCAACGTCAATGCTCGCGCCGCTGCTCTTGCTAACAGCTTGCGCGACAGGCCAGAGCGCCCCGCCGAAGGCAGTGCCGTGTCCAGTACCTCCGGCGCTTGTAGTGGAGCCACCGGTGCGCAACTGGCTAGGGGAGATGGAGAATTTCTTGCAGGGTACGCTGCCGACGCAGCCAGACTCAAAGCAGCCCTCGACCAGTGCGTCAAGCAGTACGAAACCCTAAGACGTCAATAATATGTCGGTCTAGGTGCGCAAGTAACGTCAACCACGACATCAGACACGCGCCCAGCTATCTTGCGCTTGGCTAATATCATGACAGCTCTGGTGCGATTTGATTCGCAATCTTGAATGGCCAAGATGACCTCGTTGCGACTCATCGGTTGAACATCCTTTTCAACAATCAACGCCGTGTTGGGCGTGTCAAATGCTGAACAGCCTGTTAAAAATAATAACGGCAATAGTTTTTTCATGATCTCTCCTTATTGTTTTAATGGTTTACGATTTGCTCAATACCTTGAGCGCAGCGCATTCTAAAGTCTGCCCATTTCTTAATAAACTTTGGGTCTTCTGATGGCGGCGTCCAGCCGTGATTAGCGCGCCAGCGGATCGTGACATCCGTTGTTGATGGTGTGTAAATGTAATGGTCGCCCATCGTCATATTATTCCGTTTTTTCATCTTGCCTCCGGTCTTCATTTTTCCTTCGAGTTGAAACTACTTTCTTTTTTATGGCCGCTGCTTCGTTTTCCGTATAGATAGCTTTTGATTCTGGCGGCGGTAACTGTGCTAACCATACCTCACCGGTGTACGCTCGAAAACCGCATTTGTGGCATTTACGCAACCTACGGACGCCTCCAGGCTGTTTTTGCGTCCAAACAACAGATGTTTTTTTGCTGTCGCAATCCTTACAGTTCATTTTGTACCATTGCCACGTAGGCAATTAAACCCACAACGCCGATAACAATACCAGCGCCAATCAAACCAGCGGCTATTAAAGCAATGGCAATCATTTTTTTCCCTTCCATTTAATTAGTTGAGCGTTTTTCAATTGTTTTGTTTCTCCGTCAAAAATCAACAGCAGGTTAGGAAACCTAGCGTCAATATCAATAAAAAACTCTCCGTTTAAAAAGTTAGCGTTTATCTCGATCGTGTGATCTGAATTTACTTTTACTCTGTACTGCGCATCTACATTCCATGTTGGCGTGTCTGCATCTTCCCAAACTTGTTTTCGGCCAGAGAATTTTTGAATCTTTGCGCCGTCGGCCCATGCTTTAATAATTTCAGCGTGTTTGTGTTCAGTCATGATTTTTCTCCTTTGATTTAGATTGGATTAGTTCTGCAAATTGCCGGTCATTAGTTGCTGCGTTACGTAAAATTTTTATTTCTGTTGCGGTTAATTCTTTCCACTCTTTTTTAGCAAACGCTTTACCTGCATCGTAACCATTCAGCCACGCTTTAGCTTCCGCTGGTGTGTATTCTTTGTTCACTATGCTTCTCCTTCAACGATTTAGGTACTTTAGGTTTAGGACACCAACCGATGCACGTATCATCCCAAACGCCAATCACGCAAACGCCGCCTGGATTAAGCAGCAACATACTGGTTCCGCGTGGTGGTGGTTCAACGTCGGGGTCACGGAAATAAAGCTGGTCAGTCGTGGCTTGTTGAAACTTATCCACCGTTCTTTTCCTTTAATTTAGCTTCAACTTCCAGCGCAAAAAATGCAGGATTTTCTCCCTGGCAGTACATAGTTAGATCAGCTATTTCTTTTGGGTTCAGCCCAATCCATTCTTTTTCAGACTGCATTATTTTTGCTTTAATGTTTTTATAAGTTTCTATAAAATCGCCGCAACTAACAGCATCTTCTAGTGCATACAATACTTCTAATGCTTCTTCTTGTGTAAGAGTAATCATGCCGCTTTCCTTTGTAACTTTTCCATAATCGTTTTAACGTCAGCAACCTTGCCCGAACGATTCATATAAATGCTTTCAGTCTTATGCGCTAAACATGGCGCGCAAATCCAGCGACCGTTTACTTTTGTTTTACGAAACTCACCGCCAGCAACATCGCGTGTGCATTGGCAACTAGTGCAGAATTTAGTTTGCATTCTGTCCCCTTGCGCGGATAGTATTAGCTGCTACTTTAAAATAATTGCTATACAAATCTTTTTCAGCAAGATCATCCATTGCTTTCGCACACGCCTCACGTTCTAACCAGACCAAGTTCTCAAACGCTGGCAACTTGGCCATGATGTCAGGCGTAAACTCAAATCCTGCTTCATTTAACATTTGCATTAATTTATGGTTCATTTCTCCTCCTTAAATTTTATTATTTGCTCCTTTGCTTCTTCTGCTCCTTTGCAGATCAATACTGTGTCGCCAATGCCGCGCAAATATTCGTGCCAATCTTTCTGTTGTGGGCTGACACTGCTGTTTTTTATCCGCTTCATTTCTACCCATAGTCGCCACGCTGGTGCATATAGGTCTGGCACACCAGGACTAACGCCCTCAACCTTTAATCTAGCAGCCACCCCAATGGTGCGTTTCTCACCATTTGGAATTGCAAAGATACGCACACCCGCATACGTTTGGCGAAACCACTTCACGACTTCGCGCTGTTCTTCATGCTCAGTTGGGATGCGTTCAGTCATTCCATTTCCTTTTAATAATCCGAAAATATTTACCGTCTTTTTTGTATTCAATTGCTTTTGGTGGTTGACCATGATTCATGTATCGCGCAATTTCGTCAAGTTTTGTCACACCAATAGCAAACAGTTCACGACTGCCAACACCCGACGAATTGGCCATGCTTGCTAACTCGCCTACAGCCCTATCACCAGCATAGCCAGTGTGGCGCAATGGTAGGTACTCAGTAATTGATGGGTCGGATAAATTCTTTGAGTAATAACTAACAGCCAGCATTTCTTTCCCGCTGGTTTTGCTGATGTGTTTGCGCCAATTCCACCCTGTAACAATCATATCTTTTGCCCCTAATCCCATGATGTCGTCATTTCGCAACACCAATGCTTTAGGCACAGGCGCTGGAAATTCATGGCCGCAGCAAGGGCAGACCTTGACCGATATGGCGCAAAGTTCGTGGCAGTTAGTACACACTTTGACCGGCGCTTCACCAGTACCAGAGCCAGCTTTCTTGGGCGGTTGCACTGCTGTAATTGGCCCGTGGGTTTCCACGACACCCGCAAAATCCAGCACTAAGCAATGGTCGATGTGATCTTTGATACGCATACCCCGACCAGCCATTTGGACATAAAGGCCAGCGCTCATAGTTGGGCGCAGCATGGCAATCAAATCAATGTTGGGCGCATCAAAACCGGTTGTCAGTACGTTGGCATTGGTTAGCGCTTTAATCTTGCCAGACTTAAATTCATTAATGATTCGCTCGCGGTCTGCCTTGGGCGTTTCGCCAGTAATGCAAGCGGATTGAATTCCTTGATCGCGCAGGACAATAGACACGTTTTTGGCGTGATTCACACCAGCGCAAAAGAATAGCCATGACTTTCTATCGCCAGCCAATCGAATAACTTCCTCAACCACGCCGTGATTGTTTTTCTTTGTATCGACGGCTTTTTGCAGTTCAGATTCTATAAACTCACCGCCACGTTTTTTAACGCCAGTAGTATCTAGCTTGGCGGTTGTGACCTTTGATCGCAGTGTGGATAAGTAACCTTTATAAATCAGCTCCTCAATGCTTACTGGCTCAATCAGATCGTCAAAGATGGCTGGCTTGTCAGTGATAAGACCGTGGCCAAGACGGTACGGTGTAGCCGTTAAACCGACGACGCGCAGCTCTGGATTAATGGCCTTTAGTTCAGCTAACAGTGTGCGGTAGCCGCCTTCATTCTCATGGCTAATCAAATGACACTCATCCACAATCACTAAATCAATATGGCCAAGCAATGCAGACTTAGTACGCACCGATTGAATGCCAGCGAAAGTAATTGGCTCGCCTAAATCACGCTTACCAATACCCGCCGAGTAAATTCCTAGTGGCGCACCCGCCCAATGCTGGCGCATCTTTTCGGCATTCTGCTCGATCAATTCTTTAACATGAGTCAGCATTAGGATTCGTGTCTCTGGCCATTTCTGTACAGCGTCTTTGCAAAGTGCAGCGACGATGTGGCTCTTGCCCGAGCCCGTAGGAAGAACTAGACAAGGATTTCCTTTATGTTTGCCGAACCAATCATAAAGTTGGTTGATGGTTCGAGTTTGGTAGTCGCGGAGCATTAACCCACCACCCTCGCATTAAACTCTCTGCGAAACTCCACCGCAAATTCATCAGGGTCAGCGCACACAGCAGGGTTAGCTAGTATTTCTTTAGAGCCAAAGACATTGGCATGAGGCTCGCCGTTAATCACATCCTTGCCATTAATCACGTAGATCGCTTGCCACTCAGCGTCGCTTTCCTTGCGCTGGTATGGCACTAGGTCGGGATGCAGTACATGCGAATCACAACCTTCGCGCTGCCACTCAACCGGTATCTCATCGGCATCGTGACGCTCGCATCGCCATGTTGAATTCTCTAGCGCCGTACTGTTGGCGCACGTTCTGCAATTGGCGTGTTTAGTAATCTTGGACTCGAAACAAAAGTCATGCGCTGGACACCAGCGGCACTGATACCACGTTGGGTCGGCTGACAGTGGTTCTGGCATACGGTCGGCCAAGGCAATGCGCTGGCCTCGCGCTATGGCTTTCTCGGCTACGTCTTTATCAAACTTGACTCGCTCCGTATAGATGCGGTCGTCGTCTTTGCAAACGGCCACGTACAGCGCTCGATCAATCTCGGTTCCAGCCATGTACACCTGCATTTGCACGAAATGCTCTGGCTTGGATTCCTCAACGCCTTTTTTCTCTAAGTCATTAAATGATTTTAGGCTATGGGTCTTGAACTCGGCGACATGCTCTTTCTTCGGCGCGCCTGGCACACCGGATTTAATAACGCCGTCCAGGCTACCCGATACGTGAGAGCCGAAACTAACCCGTGATTGGTTGCCGGTCGTGCGCTGAATATCAATACCAATGGCGCGCAGGTCGGAGACGATCTGAGCCTCTTCCAGATTACCGCGTCGAAAGACTCGCAGAATCCTGCCGTCAAACTTCTGCTGCACCGCCCAGCGGAACGACAGCCACAGCCAGCGGTCGCAGGGATGCCCCAAGGTTGACGCCCCAAGGTGCGGCCTTGGCGGCTCCTGACGGCTCTCATGGTGCTTGTCAATCAGGCTGGCAATGTTGTATTCTGGCTCTGGAATTTTCATGATTCCTTTTCTCCTTTACGTTCGAGTTTGGCCAGGGTTAAACCCCTGGCCTTTTTTATTACTTCTTCTGCCAAGGCGGCGCAGCTTTACCGGTAGCGGCTGGTTTTGTTGCGGGTGCTGGTGGAACCGATCCAGCCACCGCTTTGAAGCCTTTGACCTCGTTCTGGTCGCCGTATTGGTCAGAGCTGCGAATAGCCACCTTGATTGACAGCTGACCGCCAATCAGCTCGTCGGTGTCCTGCACTTTAGCCAGCCCGATGGCGCGCATCACCTCGCCAAGCTGCTGGCGTCCGATTTCCTCAGCCGTAGGGTTAGGGTTGCGGATATTCAAATTGCCAAAGACGATGCGCCCTTGATGCGTTGGGCCCGTAATGTCGTATTTGATGGCAATGTACTGGCCAGTTCCGGCCTTGGTTGCTTTCAACTCAGCGCCTGTGATCGTCGCCGTGTACCAACCTGCTGGCAGCACTTGATACGATTTCTCGGACACTGGCATATCATCAGCGCTAAAAGTTTGATCTAGAAAAGCCATTATTCGTACTCCTTCATTGTGATTGTGAATGTTGGTCTGCCTGGCGTTGTTGTAATTGCGCCGAGCAATTTGTTTGTGATACTTGTATCGGTTGCTTTCCATACGACACTCGCTATTTCTGGCTTCCATCGGAATAGACTTGATAAATGTTCTTCCAGCCCATTTGCAACCGCTAATTCGTGCAGCTTGTCAGCGTTGACCTTACGGTTCATGCGGCCTTCGATTTTGACAACGTACTGGCCAACCTCGCGGTTTTGCGTTCCCTCAAAGGATTCGGCCACGTTGAAATGCTTGACCAGTTTGTCTTCGATCTGGCGACGGTAGTTTGTCGCTGCCGCTTCTTCCATCTTGGCGATAGTCCATTCCTTGGAGAGTGTTTCGATTTCGTTCATAAAATCCACTCCACGATGGTTTCGGCAAAGATGGCCAGAGTCATGACT